AGATGGTCTTGGGAATATTCTTAATTGGTTATTTCTTAATTCAAATGAATAACCAGCACGTCTAATAGTATCGTTTAACTCAATTGATTGAATTTTCTGTAAGTCAAAATTCATAGGCATTAACAAGAAGTTAATACCAGGAGAAAATTGACCAAATCCAAATGTTTCAAGTAATGATTGAACACCAGTACCTGTACCAGCATACGGATCAAAATATCTTGCGATAGCTGGAGGTTGTTCATAAAATACTCTTCTAATCTCAATTGTATCTCCAGACTCTAATGATTCAGAAACAGCAGCCCAAGCATTTAAATCATAATCTTGTTCTCCAGGGATTAAAGGTAATACACCTTTTTTAACATCATAATTTCCCCCAACATTTGCTTCAGCACCATAACCATCAGCAATAACTGATGTTATAGTTGTTAAATTATTGCTTAATACTTTATCATTAAATGTTTCAACGGTTGTTTGAATATAAACTGTTGGAATTGTACCATTTGATCCAGTAAATCTTGCCCCAGTACCTGAAATATTAGGTGTTGTTGTAAAGAAATAGATATGAGAATAACCTTCTGGGATACTATAATTAGAACCTGAAGTTACTCCTGTAAATTGTGCTAAAGTCCCATTAATTCTAAAATTAGTTGGATTAGACAATGATAATGAAGAAGAAATATTTAAAGTTGTTGCAGGAGAACCTGTAACAAATGTCATAGGTGTACCAAATGAAGCAGAAGACACTGCTGTTAATTTAGCTGCTATGTTTGCTGCGGTTAGTGCTGCTGTGCTTCCAGTTACAATATAAAAGTTTGTATCAGTATCAGGTAAACTTCCTGAACCAATATTAAAAGTTGTAATAGTATTGTTACTACCTGTTACAACAAATGATGTTGAACCTGAAGTAATACTAACACTAGCTGCATTGAATGATGAAGTAGCAGCATTATAATATGGTGTAACAACTGTTGCACCACCTGTTCTGTTAAATTGGTTATATACAAACTGGCTTAAATCCATTATAAGATCACCAGTTCCAGTATATGTTGGATCATTAAATCCAGATCCTAAAGTAAATGAGTTGATATAGCTAAAATCAGGCGCGATAAAATCGTTGACAGAGGCGGAAATAACCCAGATCTCGTTGTCTACGATAGACGCTGAATAAGACTGATTATAGTTGACTTCAGCCCAATTCGCTGGTCTTGGAGCCGACCAAGTTACTGGAGATCCAATATCATCACTTAATATATGTGTATAACCAATGTTTGAAAATGGAGAGGTATCTGAACCTTCCATGTTGATATAGTTATCTCTAATTTTATATTGATAAACTAAATTACCATAAGTAGTAACAGCTTCTTCAAAGGCAGCATATACGGTTAAATCACTAATGTTCAATGTTGATAAACCAATACCCGTACCTAAGCGTTGAGCAATGTATCTAGCAGCACTTTTAGCGTCACGTAAGAATTCAGGATCATCAGTATAGTATTCAAAAGGACAATTGCCTTTTACATTAGAGAGGTATGATACATCACCACCGTAATTATCATATAGTTGCATTAAGTTAATTGCCATTATAAACTAGTATTTGTCATGTATAAATATTGAATATATTTTACTTTCCATATTCAAAATCCAATATTTTACCGACTAGGTCTGATCTGTGGTTTGTTGCTAATTTAATCCATTGAATTTCCTCAATTTTTTTAGATAATTCAATAGCATATGACAATCCATTTAATTCACCTGTTGGGTTTTTAATATCAGTCTGTTCATTATCTCCGTTAATTACTATTTTACCATTTTTACCTAAACGTGTTAGTATGGCTAACATTTCACCTTTAGTTAAGTTTTGTGCTTCTTCAACGATTAAAATATCGTCAATTGTTTTACCACGAATAAACTGAACAGGTAATGCTTTAATTTTTTCTTCTTGTACTAATTTTGCAACCTCATTTTTATCAGAACAGCATTTAGATATATTTTCTAATAATGCTTCCATATATGGGTCAAACTTTTCACTTAATGCTCCTGGTAGGAATCCTAAACTTTTACCTACTTCAACAGCAGCGCGTGTATTGTATATACAGTCTACTTGTTTCCTTTTAAGAAAATCTAATGCTGCTTGAGCACATACTAATGATTTTCCACTTCCTGCTCTACCTGTTATTACAACAATTTGATTCTCTACTATTAATCGTTTTGCTTCTTTTTGTTCTTCATTTAGTTGAACTGCGTTGATTGACTTAATTTCACTTTTGCGTTCTCGATTAGGTTCTTTCATGTGTAACGATTGTTTAATTTCCAATAAATATTAATAAAAGAAGCCCGACCTTACGGGGTCGGGCTCTTTATTATTTAACCTTACGGGGTTAAGTATTGTTTAATTAAATTAAACAGTTTCTAAACCATGTACAATCACTTTACCATAGAATTCAGGACGAACCATTTTCTTTGCGTAACGAGTCATTAAACCTTTACGTGGAGTAAATGTTGTTGGATCGTATACTAATGGAGTCATCATTACTGGAATATAAGGAGCAAATACAGCACCTGTTTCCAAGAACTGAGCACCTTTGTAACCCATTAAGATTAAGTTCTCAGTGAAGTAAGGATTTTTGTAAACTTTGTAACGGCTGTTTAAAGAACCGATCTTTTGGATACCGAAATTGAATTCAGCTTTTTCACCATCACCATCAGAAGCAAATCCTGGGATTGATTCTAAGATAGTTGCAACAGTTGGAGATACTACTAAGAAATTAGCACCACCACGTAATGTTAATTGGTGAATTTTGTTAGAAACTTTCTGTAATTTAGTTCCTAAAGTTTGGAACCAACCACCTTGAGTGTTGTAGAAAGTGTTTGTTAAAGAAGCAAAAGAGCTACCATTCCAAGCCACGTTGTTCTGAGCTGACCAAAATTCAGTTGTTGTTGTTGGTACATTCTTGATCAACATTTCTAAGATTTCTAAATCAATTTCCATAGAAATATACTGGCTCATTAAGCTAGTTAATTCAGCTTCAGCATCGATTGAATGGTAAGCATTCAAATCTTGTGCGAATTCTGGAGTCCATTGTGCTTTTAACTTACGAGTTTTAGCAACAACTGCTTCAGACTTCATGTTAACGTCTAATGAAGGGATAACGATTTGAGAAGCACTGTTAGCGTTTGGTACACTGTAGTCAGCTCTATCTTCGAAATCACCACGAGCGTTATCACGGTTAGCTTTGTTAAAGAACAATACTACGTTTTCTTTAGCACCACCATCTACTACGTAGATAATATCGTTTCCAGAAATTTTAGTGTATTGAGGTAATACTTTAGTTTCGTCAGCAGTAGAACCGCTAATGAAAGTACCACGAACTGCTTCAACATCTAAATCAGTAATTGCAGCAGCACCTGTTACAGTTACTTTCTTTAAACCAGTTAAAGATACAGTTGTATCATAATTAACGTCAGCTAATGCAGCAGAAGCTGTAGCAACTGAAGCAGAAGCGAATGATTGAGAGAATTGGTTAATTGAATAACCGAATTTACCAACACCGTATAAACCTTTAGCTGTGTCAGTTGACTTTAAGTCAGTTGAAGAACCATATAAAGATCCACCAAATGCTTTCTTATCTGTACCATATTTGAAGTCAAGATAGAAAATAAGACCTGAAGGTAAGCTCATAGATTGAACTGAAACGAATTCTTTTGCGCTAATGTCACCGAATACACGACGAACTAACGGTAAAGCAACTCCAGCCCAGTTCTCACCAAAACCAGCAGTGAAAGAAGCAGCGCCACCACCTAAACCGGTGTTATTGCTTTCTACTACCAATTGCTTAGCTTGGTTTTCTAACAAGATAGCCATGTTGTTTTTCTCAACTTCGTTCTTAAGACCTTCTAAAAGGCCTGACTTAGTCCACTTAGAGACTAAGGTATTAGCTGTATCCATTACGCGAGCGTAAGGATTAGCTGATTCTAATAATTGTTGAATTTCCATTTTTAAATGAATTTTTTGTTTTGTTTTTAATATTTAGTTATACCTGCTAACTTTTGGAATCTAGAAATTTGGTCGTTGGTTTCAACGATTTGTTTGCTAGGTGAATTGCCAGCTGGTTTTGAAGCGAATCCTTTAATGATTCCTTCTTTTACTATACTTTTAGAAGATTCTTTAGCTTCTAAAGACTCGTTAAGAGCTTCGAATACTAATTTAGCTTCGTTTGGTGTAGTTGCTCTGTCAAAAGCATTAATTACTTTGATTTTGTTGTCTTCTGATAAATTTTTAGCTTTAAAGATCTTATTAACATATAATAACTTAGCGTTTAATAAGTTAATTTCGTTTAATTCTGTACGTAAAGTTTCGATTGTAGCAATTGCTTCGTCTAATTCTTTTTCGTCTTTTTTAACTTTTTTAGCTTCATACATTGCATCTTCATCTACTTCATCTTTATCTAAAGCATCTAATTCAGCTAGTAATTCTTCTAAGTTAATTTCATCTTCTTCTGATGTTTCTGGTTCTTCTTCACCATCTAATTCAACAGCATCATCGTCCATCATTTCTTCATCTTCTGCACCTTCGGCGCCTAATTCAGAATCAACAATGTCTTTGATAATGTCTTTTAAATCTTCGATAGATAAATCAGCTACTGACATTGATTCTTCAGATTCTTCATCTTCCATTTCTTCTTCAGTTTCTTCATTACCTTCTCTCATACCAGCAGCAGCACCAGCTCCTAACTTTTCTAACTCAGCGTATGCTTTCTTAGCCATAGGTCCACCTTTTTTAATTAAGGCTTTAATACTATTGATAAGATTTTCTAAACCAGCACCAGCTGCATTAGATGGGTCATACCCACTACTTGCTCCTGTCATTTCGTCGATTTCTTCCATACCTTCTCTCATACCAGCAGCAGCACCAGCTCCTAATTTTTCTAATTCAGCATAAGCCTTTTTAGCAAGCGGTCCACCTTTTTTAATAAGAGATTTAATACCGTTAATGATGTTTTCTAAACCAGCACCTGCTGCATTAGATGGATCATATCCACCGCTTGCTCCAGTTACTTCGTCGATTTCTTCATCAGAACCTTCTTCAAGTTCTAATTCGGCTAAAAACTCGTCTAAATTTAACTCTTCTTCCATGTTTTCTTCATGAGAAGTTTCTACTTCTTCGATTTCTTCTTTGATCTCATCATCATCTTTTGCCATTTCTTCTAATTTAGAAGCTAACATAGATTGTAAGTGAGGAGTCAAAGTTTCTTCTAAAGCAGCTTTTGCATTAACTAACGCAGCTTCGCGGATAGTTTTTGCTTCAGCAATTGCTTGCTTAAATAATTCTTTGTTTGTCATCTTGTCCTTAAATTTTTTTCGGAAATAAGCTTATTAGAGGGGAAGCTTAATAGGGATTTGTATAATACCTGAACTACAATAAAAAATGGGTAGTCCATTTTAGGCTACCCATAAATATATGTAGATACGAAAAACCGTGAGGAGTTTCAGTATGTTTAGCAAAGAGGGCAAACGCCTGTTTGATTACAAATAATTTCTGTAATTAAACTACTTACTTTGCTATAATCTTTATTAATTTGTATTTGTTTACCTTCAGATAATGACATATAAGCACCTGGTGTTGATGGTACTGATACTAGATCCCAACATAATAGTTCAAAATCGTCTTGTACCTACTGTCTCACCTAATTGCTTAACACTACCCATACCACGAGATGAAATACCTAATGGAATGCCTGCTAATACAATTTCTTGTGCAATTTTACCTGAGGGTGTATTTAATAATTCTAATTCACCCATTACATCATTTCCTTCCCACCAAACTCTAGTGATGATGTGGGAAACGTTATTTAAGTTAATAATTGATGATTCCGGGTGATCTAATTCACCTGTTGATGTTCTGGTAGATATAGGTCCTTTAGTGTACATATCTACCTGTTTTTTAAGAATATTCATAGGATAAACACGACCATTGCCGTTTTTAACTTCGGCTTCCTGTAATTTACCTTTAATACGCATTCTAGCACCACTTGCTTCTTTACCTTCAGATAAAGTAAGCTTAGCTATGTGGAATGGTGTATGGTCTACTAATAGTTGTTTCATATTTATTTACTATTTTCTTCTTTTAGTACTTCGCGTACAATATTTTCTAACGTTGCTTTGAATTTTTCAAAAGCAGCACCTACATCTACCTTACCAATTGATTGTCTTGATGGAGTTAAAATATAGGCTGTTGTTGGTAATCTATCATCATGTTCTTCTACATCCTCTTCAATATTAAATTGTAATTTGAATTTTTCTAAAAGAGTTGATGGTAATTTTTCCCAATAACCATATCTTAATACGGCTCTATTACTGTCTCTACCAATATTTTGTAAAGTAAATTTATCTGAAAATGGTTTTAAAGTATTATTCATCTCAATAAATTGAGCAGCTTGTTTAACAGTGTCATTTGGTTCTTCACCAGGAAACATATTTAATCTAGCTTCTTTAACAACTTTCATGCCGTTTTCTTTATCAACAAATTCATCTTTTTTAGGTGATTTGACAGATTTAGCTTTAGCTTTTGGTCTTTCTTGGTAAGAATCAATACCAGATAATTTTAATTGACTGTAATATGATGGGTTTTCTTTTAAATGATCTATAGCAATTTTTGCTGCTTTTTTAACATCACCTGTATGTCCCATTTCAGCTTTAATACCCATTGTTAATTCAACAGGATTTGCTACAAATTCTTGTTTTTTAGATTCAGTTACATTTTTAACTGTAGTAGACACTTTTGCTAATCTATAGAAATACCATTCCCCTCTACTATGATCCATTTTTTGGTTAACAATATCACCTGGATTTATAGCTCCTTGAACTTGTTTCGATGTCCATCCTTTTTTAAGCACAGGCCCCTTATAGTCTGAAAGTTGAAATCTATTAACTATTGATTCTGCTTTATCTACCATTGTTGGGTTTACATTCAAAAGTAATGTTTGAGTTTCAGGTGTTTGAGATACCTGAAATAAAACTGCTTTTGGATTTGTTTTTACTATATTTAGTTGCTCCTGTGTAGCATTCTGCATTAGAATTAAGGTATCAAACCCAGCTTCTTTAAATCTTTTATCTAAATCTTGTCCAAAAGCTTTAATATCTTTATTTAATGCTTCATTTACGGTTGTTTCTTCTCCTACAGTGTTTGTTTCATCAAGAGTTTCATTTCCAGATAAAAATTTTCCGTTTTCAAAGGATACGATAGTTTTTTTACTATCATATAAATCAGACACTATAAAAGTTTCATTTGGGCCCTGTTCTACATATTTCTTTTTTCCTTCTTCTTTAGAAAGTTTCATAGCCTCTGACTTTGCTTTAGCAAATTTACCGAATTTATTTAATTCTTCACTTAAAAGACCTTTATTTTTTAAGATTTTAACTGAGTCAGTAAATGATGTTACATTAGTAACATATTGAGGAAATGTCATACGGACAGCTCTCATAAAGTTAACCTGAGATAAATTTCCTTCTAATAATTGGTTGTATTGATTTTGTATACTTTTCATATGCATTTATATTTTATCTACCTTGTCCTCTATATTTTTTTGGTTTTTGTTCTGTTGGGCCGTAACCTTTTTTGGCTTTACCTGTAGTTTTTTTACCAAATGAAGTCTTTTGAGAAGAAGATGACGATTTTGCCTTTGCCATTATTGGTTTAAGTTTTTAATTTTATTATTAAGTTGATTAACCATTTCTGATATAGAAGCAACATTCTTTTGAGTTGCTTTCCAATATGAAATACCACCTTCATCTTCACTTAATTCTTGTTTCATACGAGATGTATATTCAACAATACGATCAATTTCAGATAGTTTACGTTTTACTTCACGAATAGCTTTGTGCAATTGTTCAGATTTAGTTCTATATGTTACTTCTTTTTTGAACTTACCATAGGACACTTCATTAAGTACTCCTTGTTCAATTATATCGTTTAATTTCATTTCGTATATTTTTTTGTAGTCAAACATTTTTGAGTTTTTTGGTAGTGTTAAATCTGCTACCGTCCAACCCATTTTTTTTAAAAATTTTACTGCTCTATTATCACCTTTTTTCTTTCCAAAAGCGTAAGGAGTAGCATAATTTTCACCATATCCGGCATTAAAAGTAGCTCCACCACCTGTTACATTTTCTTCGCTCATCATTATTTCACGAGCGTATGCTTTGATAGCAGATTTTAATGCTGCTCTTTTTTCTTCATCTAATCCTTCTTTTCTTATTAAATTTATATTTTGTGTGAAAAGTTGAGTTGATTGGAGAAATTTACTAATACTTGATTTCATTACTTGATATAACATATCAACTCCTTTAATAATTGGTTGTAACCATCCTAAATAAGAAGTAAAATCTGTTAAGTTTGAAATAATATTTTTTAAACCAGCCTCAGATAAATAAGAAAGTATAAAATTCTTAATAACATCTGGAGCTAATCCTGCCATTTTATCTATTACGTATTTAGCAATAGCACCAATTCCCGTAGCTGCTAAAAATTTCTGCCATCCTGTAAGGTTAGTAATTTTAGCTACTACACCATTGATGGAGGTAATTAAATTATTTAATCCTAATTTATTTAAAAGAGCTATTAAACTTTTTAAAATGTTTTGTTTGAAATTGTACCAAACATCATCTGAAAAACGTTGTAATATTGTTGAATTTGACATTACCTGCCCTATAACAGCAGCGGCATCTTTCCAGTCACTAATTTTACTAATTACATCATCATATTTTTCTCGAGCATATGCTTTCACACTATCCAAGAATGCTTCTTGCAATAGTTGTTCTTGTAAAAGTTTATTTTCTATGCTCAATTCCATTATTTATAGCCTAACTTAGTTAATACTTGTTCAACTTGGCTTCTAACAGCAGATTTACTAATTTTACCTGGTACAAATCCTAAAGATTGAAACCAAACTTCAAAAGCTCCTGGGAATTCCTGGATACTGTTAATATTTTTAGATTTGCTAGCTACAGTAGTCGCTGACGCTTGTGCTCTGCCTAAAGCAGTAACATCACTAGGTGTGTTGATTGCTTCTTTTATCACCTCTCTTATAAGAGATTGTAGTTGTTTTTCGTTCATTATTTAACAGATTTTAATTCGGCTACTAATTGATGATAAGTTAATAATGTAATTATATCATCATCTTTTACACTTTGATTTTTATCTAAAGGTTTAATTAGATTAACTACTTCATTAATTTTAATTTTAATAGTATTATCTTCAACCTTTTCAACTAACTTGGTTAATTGTTTTTTAATTCCATCTATGTTGTTGTTAACAAAATCTTTTAATTTTGTAGTACTAGACACATTGTTGATAAATTCTTTTAATACTGATTTTTGATCTAAAGTTAAGTCACCATACTTCTCATTGAATTTTTCAATGAGCATTTTGTAAGCTAAAAGACGAGTGCCTTTATCCATTTCACTATATTCTTCCATTACACGATCTCTAACTTCTTCTTTATTTACTTCTTTACGAGTAATATGTTCAAGCAAAGTTACTTTATTATCAATAACACTAGTTGGGTCTACAAATTCTAATGTGCCATAAGCTTCCATTAGTGTATAAACAGCGGCGTGTTGTTTGTAATTGTTTACTTTAGCTTTAAAGAATTCTTCTAAATTATAGTGTGCCTTAATTTCTTTAATTAAGTTATACTTTTCTTTGCGAAGAGCAGTACGATTTAGGCGTGAATGAATTTCTAAAATGGTATTGATTAATGATTCAGCTTTACCTTCAGAAACGGCTTTATTAGCAATTAAGGTTTGATATAATTTATATTCCTTAGCTAATTCCGATTTGCTAAAATACTTTTTAATTAAAGGTAAAGACGCAGAATCTTTACCAGAAATAGTATCGGATGTTACTTGTCTCAATAAGAGTTCAAATAAGATCCCCGTATTTTTGTATTTGTTATGTTTTATTTTCATAAAAAGTATATAATCATTGCGTATAAATATGTTATTTCTCTATACCCTTGATGTTATCTTCATTTAATAAATTAGATTCTATTGGTTTTGTACTTTCGTACAATGTTATTGTTTTTTGCTCAGCCGCCTCTTTTGCTCTTTGTAATTCTCTTAATGCTAGCGGTGAACCACCTTTATATGCTTGCTGCATTGGATTTTTATCTTGGTTAGCAGTCATGTTGTATTCCTTACTACCTATTGGGTCTTTACCAAATGCGCTTTTCTGAGTGCCAAATATAGATGCTTTTTGTGTTGGGCGACCAACTGGATCTTTTTCATCGTATCCTACTGGTACGGCACCTTGTCCGCTTCTACCTTTACCATATAGTGAAGCTAAATCATGTGGAGTACCAAATGATCTACCTGTTTTAGCTGGGTCATTACCTTCATTTTCAACTTGTTGAAGTCTAAAGGCACGTTTTTTATCCTCTAATACTAAATCACGATATTCATCTACTTGATCATCACTGAATTGGAATATTCTATCGTATATAAAATCAGATGGGATGATACCTGTATCAATAGCATCTTTAGCTAATGATACTTTTTCTTTCCACAATGCTATTTGTTCTTGTTGATAGATAATAGATGGTGGTGTTAAAGATAATTCAAAATTTGTTAATGAATCACCATCAAACCCTTGTGTATATAAGTGTACTAATGCAATTTTATATAGTTCAGATACAAGTACCTTTTGTATACGTTCAATTGTACGAGCAAATCTAATATCTTCAGCAGCTAATGTTGCTTTACCAGTTAAATCTTTTTCGAATCCGAAGAATGCTTTAGGTACCTTAAGGGCAGCTAACATTTCATCACGTAAGAAATTTACATCTTCAATACCATTATATTCTAAACCTTTTAAAGTATCGATTTTAGTATTTTGGTTTGCACCTCTAACTGGTATGATAAAGTCTTCAAGTGAATTCTGAATATTATAACGTAAATTGTATTCACCTGTTTGAGCATCCATAAATGGAGTCTTCTTCATCTTATTGGTGATACGCTCCATATAGTTATCAACTTCAGAAGCTGGTATTCCACCTACGTCTACGTAGAAGATACGTTTTTCAGGCGATCTCATAATGCGGTGAATTAACATCGCATCTTTCATTAATGTATATTGTTTATAAACCTTACGAGCGGGTTCAATAAATGAACGTCCATAAGGAAGATAATTAGCATCAGCATATAACCTAAAATGCGCTATTTCGTAATTTTCAAAACGCTTTTTCATGTTACTCTTATCCATATGGATAGTAGATGCTAGTGCGTTTGGATCATATTCAAAATAAACCTCAAATGGATTTTCAGGATTTAAACCTTCTCTTCTAGCTAATTCATATGATGATAAAGGCATAACATTGTATACCCCCACTTCACTATTAATTTCTAAGAATAGATAAAAATCTCCATATTTGCACATTTGACGAGTCCAAGGCCAAAGATTAAATTCTACATTTAAGATATCATAGAATAAATTATAAAGTACTCTTTGTACTTTTTCATCTGAAGAACGAATCTGTAATACTTCTCCAGCTTCATTTTTTAATGTAGTTTCATCAGCAACAATGTCAAGAGCAGAAGCAATAATTGATTCTGAATCCATTGCTTCGTAATCATTATATAATTGTGTTCTTAATGTCTGATAGTTAATAGCAGGATTGAACATAGCAGACATGCTAGTTCTGTGTAGACGTGTAAAACGGTCTACTAAGCTATTTGTTTGTGCACTTCCATAGGCTTGAACACGGTCTGTGTCCACTACTTTTAATTGAGTTCCACCAACGTTTCTTACGATAACATCAGTTGAAAACAATCTTCGTAGCCTTGAAAATAAATCTGTATTAGCCATTTTTTTATTTTAGTATGTATAACAATAAATATTCTAACCCAATAACCATCGTATATCTTCTGCATTTCCATGGACATCATCTATGTTGTATGGATTACCTCCAGGTATCCATTGTCCACCCCCATACTGCTGATCTCCAGTTTTCCTAAAGTTTAATAAACTTGCAGTTGCTAGATCACGACCTATTTGCGCAAATCTGGATGCTGTGTCTCTAATGAATAAGCCCATTGATAATGCTAATACTAAATCATCATTATATCCATTTTGTGCTTGTCCCTTTCCGTGCATCCATATAAACACTCTTAATTCTTCAAGTAAGCGTTTTGAATGAAAGGTAAACGACTTATCTCGAAGGTACGACTCCATTTTTGAGATAACAAGTGGTCTTGTCTTTGCTGATGTAGTAAATCCAGGAACTGTTTGTCCTGAATCTAATTTTGATAAATACTTGTCAGCACTTAACTCACCATATGAGCGAGGTGAATAGTATAAATTCGCATACTCGCGATCTATAATAGTATTTACGACATCCCAACCGATATTGGCATTTTCCACCACTAAAAGCGCATTATTATATTCAGTAGCCACCGATACTAACATGTTTCCGTATTCACGTGTGCCTATATGAGATTTAAATTCTGCTACCTGTTGGCACGCCTCTAAATCAATAACCTGAAATGAAGAATAATCACTTCCATCTCCTCGGGCAACGTCTGCTGATACAATGTAATTTTTATTGTAATCAGGATATTGCCATATCCAAAAATCACCACCCATAAAACGGCGTTCAACAGGATCCATAATAAATCCTTCATAATATGCTAAAGTTTCAGGGTCAACTACTGTAGCCCCTGATCCTAAAAAGTCACAATCATATTCCTGCGCAAAATCTCTTGCAGTCATATTTTCTTTTTCATTTTTAACCCAGGCAGCATTTCTATCAGGGTGAACATCCCATTTTAACTGAGTAGGGATAAAGCTATTTTTGTTTAGTTCTGCTTCAACCCAAGTTTTATGGAACCAATTACCTACACCATTTGGTGAAGATAAAGCTACGCAACCACCACCTGTTGAGATTGTAGGTTTAATTGCGGTATATATTTTATCAATGCCCTCAATAAACGCAGCCTCATCCATAATCAACCAAGATACAGCAAATGAACGGCCAGCATCACTAGAA